AATCCCGTTTTAGCCCACTTAGAAGCCATACGAGCTGCGTCGCTTTGCATGTTTTTCCATCCAGAAGCTGCGCTTTCTAATAAAGAATTAATACTTGACATTGTTTTGTTTTTTAAGTTTTTAATTGTTATTTAATAATTCCAGCCAATTTTTGCATTCTTAAAAATGCTTCGTTTGACTCAACGATTGGTTTTTTAACGCTAGGTGTTACTGTTGCTTTAGAAGCACTACCTAAGTTTTCTTTAATTGTATTTTTAGTAGCTTTAATCCCCTCGCTTAAAGTTTCAAATACTAATTTAACTTCACCTACAGTAGCGGCTTTATCAAACGAACTTAACACTTTCACCTTTTGGTTTTCGTTTAAGTTTTTAGTTTTAAAGATTTTATTTGTGTAAAGCAATTTAGCATTTAACAAATTAATCTCGTTCAACTCAGATTTTAAAGATTCGATTGTAGAATAAGCCTCTTCAAGTTCTTCTTTAAGCTTTTTCTTGTAATCAATTTCTTTTTCATCTTCAGCGGTGTCTTTTTTCTTAGGACCTTTACCGTGACCTTCTTTTTCTTTTTTCATGTCGTCACGTTTTTCATCGCCTTTATTTCCACCGTATTTTTTTCTTTCTTCTAAAGATTCTATTTCTTCAATTTCACGAAGTAATTCTTGTAAATCAATTTCGTCTTCATCTTTAACTTCCACTTCAGCTCCTGGTTCATTTTCCATTCCTTCGTGTCCAGCTTCAAGTTCGCCGTCTTTGATCATGTCTCGGATTACATCTTCGATCATTGTAGTTAGATCTTCATCAGTAAAGTCTTCAAGGTTGATTTTTTCACCTTCATCACCCTTATCTTCTGAATCGTCTTCATCATCTTCTGAGTCATCTTCGTCTTTAGCTTCTTTTAAGGTTTCATCTTCATCCTCTTTGTTTAGCTCTGCTAAAAGCTCTTCTAAGTCAACTTCCATCACATCGCTATCATCGTCTTCAGTAACATCTTTAGCAGTTACTCGTCTTCCAGAAGTATCTTCGTGCTCTTCATCATACTCTTCAATGTTTCCATGGTCGTATTTACCACCTTTTGGATCCACATCAATGTATTCTTCATCAAGCTCGTTTTCCATTTCTTGGAGTTTCATTGATAACATAGATTTAAGTTGAGGTGAAAAAGCTTCTTCTAGAGCTGCTTTTGCATTTGCTATAGCCATATCTTTAACAGCTTTGGCCTCAGCAATTGCTTCTTTAAGCATTTCTCTGTCTTTTGCCATTTTCCTAAATTTAATATGTTGGGAAAGTACGTTTATTAGTAAACGTAATAGAATTCAATTAATAAAATGTCACATAATAGTGAGGGGTGACATATTCGCGTTATATGTATGTAGTAGAATTGCTAAAGTCGCAAATAATAAAAAAAGACCCCAAAAAAAATGGGGTCTTAATTTAAAATATAAAGTTAATATAACTACTAAAATATAGGGCATGTGCCTTTAGCACATAATATTTCAGTAATGATTGAATTTGTACGAGAATATTCATTAAGGTATGTAGATCTAGATTCATTTAGTGCTCCATTCACCATCCATGAATCCGGGTTTGATGGGTTAGAAACTAAATCCCAAGTAAGTAATTCAAAGTCATCTTGTACTTCCATTACTTCACCCATTTGTTTTAATGAGCCCATACCACGAGAAGAAATACCAATTAATAAACCATTTCTAACTAATGCACCAGCAATACGCCCTGATGTTGTTCCCATATCTCCTGAGTCTGAAAATATTTCAACTTTACCCCATACTTCATCTCCTCTCCACCATACTTCACGGATAGCATGAGATGCATTTTTTAGGTTAATTACTTGAGAGTCTGGGTGGTCTAGTTCGCCGCATGTTTCTGTGGATTTTTGAGATATTTTGTTTTGGAAATTGTTAATTTCACGTTCCCATAATTCACGTTTGTAGTATCGGCCATTGCCATTTTTAACTTCTACAGTAGCCAATATCCCCTCAACAAAAATGTTTCCATTTTTATTCATTCCTTCTAACAATTTTACCGGTTTAGGTACAAATTGTCTAGTTTCTATTAAGAGTTGTTTATTCATCTCTGTAGTTGTTCTGTTTTTGTTGTAAATCTGTAAGGTAATCTAGTATGGCTGCTTTTTCTTCAAATGGGTAACCTTCTGATATTTTTTCAATTTCAGCATCTGTTACTTCTCCATTTTTTTCTAAAATAGCATCGTATTTTTCAGTAATCCCATTAATAGTTTCTTCAGCTAATCCCTCATTTTCAAAAACTTTATCCCAGTCTTTAACATTTTTAGTTATGTCTTCAACTGATTTATTTATTTTATCAAATGCTGGTACATTTTTAGCTAAGTCTTTAGTGATGTCTTCACTAACTTCAGCTTCTTCAATCGGTTCATCTTCATCAATTACTTCTTTTTTCTTACCTTTAGATTTTGACATCATTTTTTCAAGTTTAGCTTTAGCTTTTTCTAAAGTTTTAATGTCTTTTTCAAGTTCTTTAACTTTTTTCTTATCAGTAAGATTTTTCATATCCTCATCCTCATCAAGTCTGCTAAGTTGAGATTTGCGTCTTTCAATAGCGTCAGCAATTTTTTGAAACTTAGCTTCTAATACTTCATTTTCTGCTTCTTTATTAATCTCAGCTAATTCTTTTTCTACACCTTCTTTTAATAAAGATTCACGAAGAATCATTTCTTCTAATTCTTCTTTTTCTTCTTTACTTAATGGTATTTTAACACCAACACCTTTTTCACGTTCAATAGGTATTTCAACAGCGTGATATGTGCCAAATGACATTTTAGGATCAACATTTTTCTTAATAAGAGCCCTAACCATAGGATCTATATCAGAAATAAGTTTTTCTAATTCATTTTTACCTATTTCTTTTTCTCTTGATGTTCTTCCTCTTTCAAGTCCTTGAAGAGCATTATACAAGAAATTAGAAATTAACATTATTGACCCTTCAGGTTTTGTAAGAAATTTAATATGAGGTATTTGTAATGATTCAGCTCTAGCAGGAGCGTTTTCTCCGGGATTTGAAAAATTGAATTTATCAATTATTTCTTGTGATAAAAATGCTTCAGTGGGAATATATCTTCTCCCTCCACCACCAGTATTAGAAGTTCTAACACTAGGACCTTGGTACATTATTTCTCCTAACTCAGTATCAATTATTTCACGAATTACTTTACGTAATTTAGTTTCTTCTAAATTTAAAGTATTATTTCTATACCAAATTCTTAATTTTTCTTCACTACTTTTAGGTAAAGTATTAGTTTCATCTGTAAGTGACATTGCCATTTTATTTATGAAGTCATCTTCAGAGTTAGATATATCTAATACATCTTTTAAAGTATCGTATATGTCAACACCATATATTTTTTGTAATTCTCCTTCGTATTCTCCCTCAAGTTCTCCTGGGTAGTTTCGTCCGATTGATTCGTTTAAGTCACCATAGCCGGAAGATTTGTATTTGCCTTTAGGTTCTTTTGGGGTGCCTAATCCAGGCACTTCTGTTTCATATCCTAAACCTTTAACTCCAAATTGGCCATCTTTTGTATAGTAAATTGGGTCTTTTGCTAAATTTTTCAACACAATATCTTTTAATTGTTGCATTGTTTTATCAGCATTTTTAGGATCTTTCATTTCAGCATAATAACCTTTCATAATTTGATCAAAAATCAAATTGTCAGGATTTTTATCATCTGTTTTATCATATATTTTATCAAGATCTTCTTCTACTTGTTTTGAAGGTTTTTTTAATTCAGCCTTTTCATCGTCTTCTTTTTTCTTTTTAGCTTCAGCCAAAAATGTTTCAAAAGCCGTTTCAAAAGATTCTTTTTTCTTAGATTCAAATGGTGAATTAATAGCACTAATACCAATTACATTTTCATTAATGATATTTTTTGTTTTAAGAGAAGCAGCAGCTTCCTCAAATGTAGCAGCGTTGCGTACAATATTAGGAAATTGAAGTTTTGCTTCTTTTAAGAAAATATCTTTATGTCCTTTACCTTCTTTAATTAGTAAATACTGGTCTTGTAATGTCTTTTTCATTATTTTTCTGATAATATTTGTTTGATACTGTTAAGATAACTTTTAGTAATTTCTATAGGTTTGACTATGTCATATGATCCTACATCTCCGCTATATGTGTTTGCAGTTTCATTTTTTGCATTAGATATTAAACCTCTTATTTCATTCATTAAATTTTCAATTTCTTCTAATGAATCTAAACGAGTTTTTTGGAAGTCGTTTAACTCATTAATTTGATCTTCTTCCCAAAGTTGTTTAACTTCTAAACCAGAACCTTTTACTTTTTTAGGTACTAATTTATAATTGAATGCTTTTACATAATAGTTATCTTTAACTCCTTCAGGACCTGCTTTTGGACCAGGACCTAAATCCGCCCCAGATTCAGTAACTTCCTTATACCCTAGCTTGTAATAATATTTATCAGCTGTTCCTTTAGCTTTTTTATTTTTATTAAAAGCAAATGGGGTTGTTACTGCTTCTCCTTCACCAGGAATAGAAGAAGCTCCACCAGCGTTCGTAGCGCTGATTTCTTTGAGTTTTTTTCTTATTATTTCTTTTAAATTATCCATTTACAGTTTCTAATTCATTAATTAAATCGTAATACTGTAACAAATCAACTAAATCATTGTCAGTTATTTTAGTGTTTTTAGCCGGAGGCTGAATAACATTGATAATTTCGTTAATTTTGATTTGGGTTATTTTATTTTTAGTTGTTTTATTCAAAGAAGATAGTTGGGTTTTAATTTCATTTATTTTATCTGAATAAAATTCTTTTAGGCGGGGTGTATTATCTACTGAGTTTATGTATTCTTTAAGTACGAGTTTTTGGTTGTTGCTTAATGAGTCATATTTCTCATTGAATTTTTCTAAAACTATTTTATATGTAAGAAAACGAACATCTTTATCAGATTTTTCAATTTCTTCCATTACTTCATCTCGTAATTTATTTTCCTTAATAGGGGCAGCTGTTAAATGCTCTAAAATAGTAACTTTATTAGTTATGATTTGTTCAGGATTTAACGATTGATTTGCATTTGTTATTTCTAATAACGTATAGAAGGCAGCATATACTTTATAACTAGGTAATTTATGATTGAAAAATGTATTTAAATCATAATGACTTTGAATTTCACTTATTAAGTTATATTTTTGTCTTCTAATTATTCCTCTATTTAAAGATTTAGATGAATCCATTAAAGTTGAAATTACAATATTAGCTTTAGCTTCAGTTAATGTAGTTCTTTTTAATAAGGTTTCATATAACTTGTATTCTTTTCCTAATTCGGTTTTTACAAAATACTTCTTAAGTATATCTTTAGCAGGTGAATCCTTACCATCTAGTGTATCTGTGGTAATTTGGCGAACTAAAAGTTCAAAGAGAATACCCGTGTTTTTATACTTTGAATGTTTGATTTGCATTCTATTAGTTTTAGTTTTTGTTATAAATATGTGTAAGGAGGTTATTCTCGTATTTGAGATTCATCTAGTAACGAGTTTCCTTTAATGTCTGATTCGAAGATGATTTGTTTTGTTTGGTTTTTGATGTCATTAAACATTTTAGAGTTTTTATTTTTATTCCTAGTTTCAAGAGCTAATGGTGATCCTCCTTTAAATTTTGGTTTTATAGAATCAGACTCGTCTCCATCTTTTTTAACTCCATCAGTTCCTAATCTATCTTTACCTAAAGCATTATCTTGGGTGTTTTTATTAGTTACTTTTTCTTTTGGTCTTCCTAAAACAGCATCTTCATCATATCCTACAGGCACATCTGCTGAGTCGTAACGGCCTCGGCCATATAAAGCGGCTAAGTCATGGGGCGTGCCGTAAGATTTGCCTGTTTCTAACGGGTCGTTGCCTTCATTTTCAATCTGAGCAAGGCGGAATTTACGTTTAGCGTCTTGGGTGATTAAATCTCTGTATTCATCGTATTGGTCTTCACTTAAATGGAATAAGTTTTCATAAATCCAATCAGTAGGTAATAATTTATTTTCCATCATCTGATTAGCTAAATCAACTTTTTCTTTCATTAGGGCTATACGCTCTTGGTCATAAATGATTGATGGTGTAGTTAATGATAATTCAAAGTTTGTCATACTTTCATCACGGTAACCTTGAGAGTATAAGTGGACTAAAGCAATCTTAGTCAATTCGGATACTACAATACGTTGGATACGCTCAATTGTACGTGCAAAACGAATATCTTCAGCTGCTAATGTAGCTTTACCTGTTAAATCTTTTTCATAGCCCATAAATGCTTTAGGCACTTTAAGAGCAGCAAATAATTTATCACGTAAATAAGTAACGTCTTCAATTCCATTCCATTGCAAACCACTTAAATTATCAATTTTAGTTGCTTGGTCATTACCTCTTACTGGGATGTAAAAGTCCTCAAGTAAGTTTTGCATGTTATATTTTAAATTATAATCGCCGGTTTGTTGGTCAATGTATGGGGTGCGTTTCATTTTGGAAATTGTTTTCTGCATGAAATTTTCTACTTCAGCAGGCGCAATGTTTCCAACATTAACATAAAATATACGTTTTTCAGGTGCACGAACAATACGATGAATTAACATCGCATCTTCCATCATAGTGTATTGTTTAAATAATTTACGAGCAGGTTCTAAGTATGATCTACCATAAGGTAAAAAGTTAGTATCCGTTAATAAACGAAAATGTGACATCTCATAGTTGTCAAAATAAATCGAATTAGCTTGCCCACCAGCATTAGGTACATTATAATAACCATAATCTGAAGGGGATGAGATTCCATCAGGGTCAAATCTAAATCTTACTGAGTTGGGGTGGTCTTTGTCATATCCATCTTGGCGTTCAATGTGGAATGCATTATATGGGATTACGTTATATATACCAAATTTTTCAGCAATTTCTAGTTTTAAGAAGAAATCACCATATTTTAGCATATTGCGAATCCAAGGCCATAAATTAAATTCTACATTTAATACATCATAAAATAAATTGTATAGAATTTTTTGCACATCTTCATCCGAACTACGAATTTGTAATACTTCACCCATATCATTACGTAAAGTACTTTCATCAGATATGATATCTAAAGCAGAAGCAACAATAGCATCTGTATCCATTGAATCATACTCAGAATAAAGTGTAGGGCGTAAAGTTTGGTAGTTAAAACTACTTTGATATCCGTAGATTGAGGTATGTGAATTGGTATAGATACGATTAAATCTATCTACAAGTGCATTTGTTTCATATTCACCTGAGATTTGGATTTTATTTATGTCTACTACTTTTAGTTGGTTGTTGCCGTCATTTCGGATTATTACATCAGTTGAAAATAATCTTTTTAATCGGGAAAATAAACTTTTATCTGCCATAATGTTTTATATTAACCAAGAAATATCTTCTTGGTTGTTTGAATAAGGGTTATCTATTTTAAACGGGTTATTATTATGTTTAGACGGTTGTGGTGATAAATATCCCCCAGAATATGTTGTGTTATTACTGTGGATGCTGTTTAACATACTTTTAGTCATTTCCATTCCGTTTTGTCTCAATTTAAAGGCTGTATCTCTTAAAAAACACATTATAGAGCATGCCATTACCATGTCATCATTATATCCTGATTGGGCTTCTGCTCTGCCGTTTCTCCATATAAATACTTTCATTTCTTCAAGTAGTCTAATAGAGCGGAATATAATGCCTCTATCTCTAACAGTTTCTTGAAATTTTGCAATTGCTATAGGGCGGGTAGCAGAAGACATTGTAAATCCAGGTGTCATTTTACTATGGTCCATATATGGGTCAAAATAAGTATCAACAGTTAAAGCATTTCCTTTAGGGGAATAATACAAATTATGATACCCTCTATCCAATATAGTTTGAATTGTTGACCAACCTATACTAGAGTTTTCAGGAGCAAGTAATGCATTATTATATTCAGTAGCTATACTTACTAATAAATGCCCAAAATCTTTAGTATTAATTTGGCCCCTATATTCACCTACTTGTGCAAAAGTCTCAATATCAAATATGTGAAATACCGAGTAGTCAGTCCCATCTCCTCGGGCTACATCAGCTGTTACTAAATAATTTCTTGAATAATCTGCTGGTTCCCATATCCATAAATTTTGGTCTACTCCTCTTTTTTCAAGCGGCTCAACAATATATGTTTTTTCATAAAATTCAATCTCATCAGGTAGAAATACAGTATCACCCGAAGTACTAAAGTCACAGTCACATTCCTGAGCAGCCATTTTAGGGCCTAGGTCTGCGTCTTGTTGGTCTCTCCAATTTTGGTCTCTTTCAGGATGTACACTCCAAGGTAATCTGATAGGTAAAAAGCTATTTTCACCCATTTCTGCGCTTACCCAAGTTTTATGGAACCAGTTACCAGTACCATAAGGTGTAGATAATGCAATACAACCTCCACCAGTAGCTAAGGTTTGTTGAGCTGATGCCCATATTTCACCAATATTGTTAATGAATGCAGCCTCATCTATTATTAATAAAGAAACGGCTTCTGATCGGCCTGCATCGCTTGATGCTGAAGTGGCTTTAATTTGGGAGCCATTAGGTAATCGAAGGGTCAGTTTATTGGCTTCATCTGGTTTGTTAGGGAATTTAAGCCAAGAAGGTAAATTCTCATACATGAATTTAACCTTTGTAACCATATTCTTTGCAGTATCTTGTTTAGTTGCGATACAAAGAATGTTTTTATCTTGATGAAACATCATTAACCATAATGAATACCCTGCGGCTAATGTAGATATACCTAACTGTCTAGATTTTAAGACAATTGAATATGGGTTTTCTTGGAATAGAGTAAGAACTTTTTCTTGAAATGGATATAAATTAAATTGTATACGTCCACGTTTTGGATGTTGGATGTAACAGTATTTTTTCATAAAGTATGCTGGCGATGCAGCACACTTCATATATTCTTCTCTTATTGCTTGTTTTAGTTCACTAGCCATATCATTTGGATACTAGTAATATAATGATAGAAGCTAGGGTCCCCAAGCTACTTCCCATCCAAATAACAGCTGTTCTTAAATGTCCGTTTTCTGATTTTAATTTTTCTACATCTTTTTCTAGTCCTTTGTTAATTAAAGATTGTGTTTCTTTAATTTCAGCATATTTCTGGACTTGGGTTATGTAGTTGGTGTCTTTTTTTATATAGACTTTGATAATACTATCTTGTTCAACTATTTTTCCATTAAGTTGAGATACTAATTTTTGTGTTTTTTCTAATTCAGCTCTGGCTGAATCTCCTTTAACTAAGTCTGCAGCTATTTTTTGTGCGGTTTTATGGTCAAAACAGATTTTATTTATATCGTTTTGAGAAAAAATCATCAAGTTGCTGTGGAGTATAATTAAGAATATCCCTAATTTTTTTACCATAGTATTCACGTATATTTGTTATTTCTTGGTTGGTATTTGTTATTTCATTATCTAATGAATCAATTTTATTTTTTGATTGTACAATTGATTGGTTTAGATAAATTTGTTCTTTTTGCAACCCACTAATAACGTTACTTAAACTATCTATCTCTTTTTTTTGTTTATCATATTTAGATAAATCTACATTAGTAGGTTTAAGCAAAAACCATAATAAGAGTAAAATAATCGCACCCATTACTAGGTGCGATATATTTAGTTCTATGGTTTTATTTTTCATAAGTTAAAAACCTAAATTTGCTATTTTTGCATCTACTTCAGCTTTAACCTTATTGATTTTTTTAAGCTCATCCATTACTTTGTCTCTTTCGCTCCCTTCAACATTTTTAAGTTGCTTTGCTAATTCAGCCATTTTTTCTTGAGCTTGTTTTTGAATTTTTAAAAGAGCATCTTGATCATTTGCTATTTTATCCAATTTTGAACCACCTTTTTTAGCTCGTTCAACAGCTTTATCTTCATCACTTACTTTAGCTTTGGGCTCAGTTTTAGGTGCTTCAGGAGTTTTTTCAGCTGCTTTAGGTGCTTCAGGCTCTTCCATTTCTGGTTCTTCAGCTTTAGGAGTTTCAGGGGTTTTTGGTGCGGTTTTGGTTACAGTTTTTGGTTCAGCCATTGGGGTTTCTCCAGCAAGTGCTTTTTTAACTGCTCTTTCAGTTTGAGGAAAACCTAATTTTTCAACATATGTTTTTACTTCACCATCTTCTCCTGGTTCAATGTATTGGTTAATACGTTCTATTTCTTCTGCGGATTTTCCAATTTCTCCTTTATTAAGGAGATCTTTAAGTAAAGCAGTATCATCAAAAGTTCCAACTTGAGCTTCAATAGCATCATCTATTTTTACTAAAGCATCTTTAACAGATTCTGGGGTTTTTTCTGCAGTTCTACTTTTTTTAGATGTAATAATTTTGGCAGCTGATTCTGGATCAATGTTAGGGAATGTTGTTTTAATTTCTTGGGTTGCATCCGCGATGGCTTTTCCTAGAATTCCTTTTTCTACTTTGCCATTGATGTAAGCAAAATCTAATGGACCTTCAATAAATGGACCTTCTGTAAGAGTGTCTTCATTTAGATGGTTAAATTCTAGTAATGCCTTTTGGATTTCTTCGCGTACAATTTCAGTCAGACGAGTCTTTTTCATTATTTATTTTATTTATAAATATTAAGAAAACATTATCTGTTTAATTTCCTGTATTCTTTCTTCAGTTGTGCCCGATATTTTATATAGTCTCTTAAATTTATTAGGATATAAATCTATAAGACGATTTATAGCTTTATCAATTTCTTTTCTATATTCAGGATCAATTGTTCTTACACCATTATCTTCTAATTCTACCCCTTCAGGTGATATGTAAAAAATATAATTATATTCTCTAAGTAAATGTATTGCTAAAGTTTCAAAATCATCAGAAACAAAATAAGGAATCGATTTAGCTACTCTTGTAAATGCCATAACATCTATTATGGTTCGATCAGTAATTACATTTTCATGCATTAATTCACTAGCACGTTCAGCTAAAAATACCAATTGACCTTTAATAGTAGAGTCATTATTTAATGGTATTCCCAAATCACGAAGATACTTAGAACGTTCAGTTACAAATGTATAATCCTTAAATTCAGGTAATTCCTTTAATGCATTAACCAATGTAGTTTTACCTACAGACATTGTACCACAAAAACCTATTTTCATAAAATTACTATTTTTTACCCCAATTAAAATCTCCAGTCTTAAGACGCTGTAATATATCAAATTGTTTTTCAGTAGCCAAATTATTTTGTCTTTTAACAGAATTTATTACTCCTTGAAGGAATTTTCTTTGAGAAGGAGAATAACGGTTCATGTCTAATAATTGTTGAAAATAATTAGGATTTTTTACTTCGTGAGAAGGTGTTTCTTTTAATAAATCTACTAGCTTAATCATTTTTCTAATAAATATTCAGCAACATAAATTGCTTGCGCTCCTGATACTGTAATTCCTCTTGCGCTTAAAGCATCGCCTACAAAATATACATTTGAGTAATCAGTTAGTGCTAGATTTTTGTAGTTTACTTTTACCTCAGGTGATAAGTATTTTACCTCAGGAATATACATTCCCCAATCATCTCCTAATGTTGGGAATACTTTTTTCATATCTTGAATAAAATCCCAAACATATTTAAAATAACCCTCCATAGCAGGCTCAACAACATGAGCTAATGTATCTAAACTAATCTGAGTTGATGTTACATTATTGCCTTCAGATGTTGTAGATGGTTGGCGAGATGGGCTATAATATAAACCAGTACTATTTGCTTGTACTTTATTTACTACATTACGTGACCAAGTAAATGGATCTTCAATACCATTAATTTCCATTAAGATACCAAAGTTAGTCATATTGTTTCTATATGCTTCGTCTTTTTTAGCATGCCCATTATATGAATGATCACCATATGTTTCTTCTACAGCAACATAAGCAGCATTATTATTTGTGCAGAATGAACGTAATGAAACACCTTCATTATCAAATTTTCTATATAACTTAAAGTCATATGAAATATCAATTAGTTTTTGGAAGTGTTCTTGTGGTGCTTCAAATCGAACTCCAATTTGTACTGATTTAGGTTCATCTGGTAATTCGTATTGGTTTGCTAGTTGTTGAGCAAAGTCAATACCTGATTTGCCTACAGCAAATATGAGTTCATCATATGATACTTCAAAATCAGGGAATCCTTGTTCAATGATAGTATCTTGATTTAATTCTTTAACCAACATTGAATTTGAATCAAATTCTATATATGTTACTTTAGCTTCCCAATGGAATTGTACACCTTTAGATACTAAATAATCGTACCAATTTTTAGCAATTTCAGA